TTCTTTTGAAATCATTTCTAACATTTCATTACGAAAATCATACAGAATGTTTTGTATTAGTTTCTTCACTTTCTCACACTGATTGCCTTCAGGGAGCGCTGCTTCTACTTGGTCTAATACTCTACCCACCATTTTAGAATGTCTGGCGAATATATATTCTTGTTCTGCTGTTACTATACTTGTGTCTTTGTCCATTTCTATCTCCTATGTTTGTTATTCTCTCCAATTTATCCTACTTTGTGGGAACTGAACAGGAACTCTTTTTTTCAATCCTAAAGCCTTCCGGTCTCTAGGGTGAATCCCTTCATATACGGCAGCCCACGCCCTTTGTATCCATTCATTTTTAGGTCTATTTGCACGAGCTCTGTTTATATCAACAGTCCTCCACTCACCGTTTTTTAGCCGCCAAGGACGCTGCCCAATTTGTCGATATGTTTTTGAGTGCCCTTTTACAGGTTTCCCTTGTCTAATATATGGTCGAACCTCAGATGTGTGTGGGGCAGTTTCATAACCAACAAAATATTTGTCAGAGTCGTACACTTCTCCAGCATATGGAGCTGAATACCCTATACTAAAACTGGTGTCTCTTATAACTTTATACCCAGACTCTTGTAGTTGTCCTGTTTTATAGGGTACAAATCCAGCATCTTTATTTTGAGCAATTTCAAAAGTGTCTTCTGCTAATTGTGTCCACCACGCCTTAAAAGCTTTTTCAAGTTTCTTATAAATTTCAAACGCTTCTTGTCGTGTAATTTCAGCCATAGTATTATTATACTGTTTAGGCTGTTAAATCCGTCCACTTTTCAGGAATCTTATCAATAAACTTTCGTTTGCTTGTGTCATAACGATTCAAATAAATAACATCTTTACCTACATAACCATATCTTGGGTGCCAATAAGTAACTAATTGTTTAGGTTTAGTTGCAGCGTGAAGTCTTTGCATCGCAAATTCATCAGGACCTTTCATTGTTCCACAAATATGAAGCTCACCAGTACCTATATCTATTTCATCTATACGATGGAAATGACCAATCATCACACTGTCAAACTCTATTTCTGAATCATTATCTAACGAATCTTCTATTTCTCTTTGCAGCGCTTTTCTATATTGGAAGACACTTCTTAATTTTGCTATAGCTCCTGTTATAGCTCCACTACTACCCGCACCGGATATTGAATCTCCATGCATTATAAGAACAACTTTATCATGTATCTTGAAGGTAGTTAGGAAACTTCTCGGAATATGAAACTCGATGTTTTCTTGGTTTCTACAAAAAGAAGCAATCCATTGATAAAGCATATAATCCCAATCCATATATTTATCTTTCATAGGAGGTTTTCTAGTCATCCGACCATGATTACCAACAACACAAGGAACTCTAATTTTAGTAAAGTGTGGCGCTAAGTACATCAATGCTTGCCCAATTATACTGGCCCCTCTAATCATTTGTTCCATACAGTTAGCCATATTAGACCTAGCTAACTCTTCATGTATGTCTCCACTAATCATGTCCCCTAACATAGGTATAATTAGTTCATCTACAGGTGCTATCTGTCTTCGGTACGTAGCATGTTTTATTATCTGATTCGCCCAACCATACATACGTCTATTAAATATCTCAAAGTTATACTCATTCAAGTTTCTCATTTGTTCTTTATAAACATGTTCACCTATGTGAGTATCAGATAAAGGGGTAACCATAATTTGTTTTTGATGACCAAACGGAGGAGTGTCAGAAGTATTTAAATGTTTTAAGGGAACTGCGGGAAATGCTTTGGTAAACTCTTGTATGGTTTCAACAATAAGTTCTTGTTTGGTATTTTCTTTTAAAGATTGTTGATAAAGTTTTTTATAAAAATTTGCTTCGCCCTTATGGGTAGCAATTTTTTTATCTAGTTTTACCCGTTCAGAAACATTATCTCCTAGAAGTAAGGCCTCGTCCTCTTGTTCTGAAACTTCTCTGTCGTACCACCGTTGTATGGTGATTCGGTGAACTTCCACTCCGTGTTCTTCCAGTAACCAATTGCTGATTGCTGTCCACGTCGCCCCTAAGCGCCTTCTTTTTATTATCTCGGATTTTACCTTCTCGGGTATCGTACTCAAACTCTACTCTCCTTACTAATCTTTTGCCGCAAGTTATGCACTGTAAATCATCATCTTCATTTACAAACATGTGTCCAGTGCACTTAGGACATAGTTTAGCATATAATGATTTATTTTTCAACTTTACCTACTTAAATGGAATGTCTTCGGTTTCCTCGTCTAACTCTTGAACTTCTTGAGCCTCTTTGTCTTTTGAGCCTCCCGCAGCTAAAGAGTCATATTGACTAGAACCCCATCTTTTTTTGTAATCTACTCTTGGAATTTGTGGGTTTATAGTTTCGCCACTTGGAAATACAGTGGCTCTATTTTTATATTCTTTTTCTACCCAAGCAACAAAATCAACTATTTCACTTTTTTCTATTGATTTTCTTTCTGGAGAATTGTTTGTAACAAAATCAGTTAATTTGTCTATACCGGTTTTTTTCCTGCGTTTCTTTCTCTTACCACCGCCACCATAAGTAGGGGTAAAAAAGCCAGAGTCTGAAGATACTGCAACTGTGCCTCCACCGAAAGAGCCCCCACCGTTGCCACCACCGTTACCTCCTCCACCATTTCCACCACCTTCTTTAACAAGCTTTTTTAACTCAGGGTGGAATTTAAAAACAACTTTTTTTGCATCTTTTTTCACGGACTGTCCATCTATTTCAATTTCAATTGGATATATCTCTGGTTTATTATACCAGTATGCTACTTCATAACTTCCATCTTCAAGTAGCGTGACAAGTAAGCCTCGGTCTATGTTACCTTCAGCTTTTAGTATTTGCATTTTATCAACAGGTAAATTGTGGTCTACCCGATAAACGTCTTGTATTTGTTTTTCAAAAAAACTAGTTGTCATCTATATCAATTTTTGTTGGTTCCGTTGCTTTGGGACCTTTTTGTTTATTTCTACTAAATCTAGTAGCATCACCAAACATAGCCTTTTCAATATTTACTATATTGCTACCTGACAGGTTAGCTACATAGTCTGTGTTACTATCTACAAACCATATCTTAGTCATATCTGGAGACACTTCTTTTATTATAGGCATAACGAACCCTTTTTCATTTAAAGATTCAACCCAGTTTTTAGATAAGTATATATTTTTTGACCGCGCTTCCGCCCACTCGTCAATATCTCTTTCTTCGTCTGGTGATTTATCATGCCAGTCTGGTGTTACACCACCAGTTCTTCCTTTAAACTTTCTTTGTGAAGGTGGCTTGTAAGCTTTTTCCATAGCTTGTATTGGCTCCCCTTCAGCAGGCTCACCCTCATTAGCTTCGCTTTGAATTTCTTCTTGCATTTGTTCCTGTTGAGCAGCCATTTCTTCTTGTTGAACCATTTGTTGTTGCATTTGCGCAAGATTCAAAGCTTGTTGTTCTGCTTGCATTCTTGCTAACTGCACAGGTTTACCACTTATCATAAACTCAGCCTCATACAAATCAACATCTTGTTCTTTTAATTCTATATCAAACCCAAGTTGAGCAAATTGATTTGCTATTGCTATTCTTTGTTGCGCTAATGCAAGTCTAGTAGTATCAGCTTTTTCTTCTGGTTGAGGTAACTCAAGTTTGTAACCTTCTATACCAAAAGCTTTTAATAATTTAGGAAAAACTTTTTCTTGAAATAATCTCTGGTCTCCTTCAACCACTCGACTCATAACTACTAGTTGTTGAGTTTGCGTGGATAACCCACCGAAAGCTTCAGGAGCACCCTGCCAAGCTGGGGTAACACCCCACATAGCAGCTACACGTTCTCGTATCTCGTCTCTTACAGGTAAATAATCCATTTCATTTAATGTATGAAATAGTCTTACCATGTCTACTCGACCTCTTTGGTTTCGAGCAGATACAGCTACCATAGGTATATAGTTTGGGTCCATTCTAGTTTGCGCCGCAATGTGTTCTCGTTCTCTACGTAATGACTCTGGGTCATCAGTAGTTACCATCAACATACTTGCAGGCATCTTTCTTTCAAAGAAATA